ATTGTCGCTGGGCAACAAAAAGTGAGCAAGCAAAAAATCGCAGACCATTCACTCGCAGCACTAAAATAAAGCAACATGCCAACCCATAAACGATTGCTCTAACCAACAATCAGAAACTATATTTGCTCCACTTTAACGGAGCAAATATTATGACTAAAAAACTGTACCAAAACACCCTCCCATTCATCACGCAAGAAGACAACCAAGCCGCTAAACAGTTTCAACACCAATGCGATAATTTAACCATCCAACGAGCAATTCAGATACTTGAGCGCAGGTTGTCAATCAAAGGCGAAGTATTAAACGCACCACACACTGTTCGAGATTATCTAACACTCCAATTATCCACACTTGAGCACGAAGTGTTTTTTGTTATCTACTTGTCAGCCCAACACGCCGTAATCCATTCAGAGCAATTATTCCGTGGAACACTTACACAGACATCGGTATATCCGCGTGAGGTAGTTAAGCGCAGTTTGGAGTTGAACGCCAGTGCAGTAATATTCGCACATAACCATCCAAGCGGTGTGCCTGATCCAAGCCAATCGGATAGACTACTAACTGACGCATTGAAGCAAGCGTTACAATTAGTTGATGTGAGAGTTTTAGATCACTTCGTTATTGCTGGCACAACAACATTCAGTTTCGCAGAACGGGGGTTACTGTAACCAATTAAGCACTACACAGACGCAGTTTAAGCACTCTTAAACGCATTATCTCCCAAAGCCCGCTATAGTGATATAGGAGCTTTCTTTTTGCCCTGTTTAAACCGCCTATAAATAAGTAATACTTAGGAGAACTAAACAATGGCTAACCCCTACAAAAACGAAATTACTGCAACACTTGGAAATACAGATATATTACTTCGTGCAACTTTTGCAGCAATTGCGGAGATAGAAGAACACGCCAACCAATCAATCGCAAGTTTGACGATTGATACAATTATCAAGGGCAAAGCAACTATCACTCTTTTGCGCGACATACTTGTAATCGCCAATTCACATTCAAGCAAGAAAGTGAGCGAGAAAGCAATTGAAGAAGCAATGGAGGAAGCAGGTATATCTGAGATCACTAAGATCACAACCGAGTTTCTGAATCAAGTCTTCGCAGGAGCACCAACACCAAAAAAAGCAACAGTGGAACTGGAGAAGAAGTAACTCCCGATCCTGACGCTTACAAGAAGAAATTAGACTGTGCTCGCTTCTTTGCGAGTGCGGTCATTCGCTATCAAATCCAACCAACTCAATTTTGGAAGATGTCTATGAAGGAGTATTGGGCACTTGTCCGCGCCTCTGATCCTGAACTTGCTGAACTAAATACTGATAAGGACTTCTTTAATGCGGAAGAAAAAGCAGAATTAGAAGCATTGAAAGCAAAGTTCGCAACTAAGGAAACAACAGATGGCTTCTAATCAAATAGGTGACTTATCCGTAAGTTTAACCGCTAATGTAGATCAATTCAAAGAGAATTTAAACCAAGCAAAGGCAAAAGTAAAAGACTTCGCTGACGAGTCACACGGCTCATTCGGCAAGATTAAAGATTCGTTAGGTAAATTGGGCGAGGAATTCAACCCAGTTACAACAGCAATGAACGCCTTCAAAGGAGCGTTAGCAGCACTGGCGGCAGAACAGATGGTTGCATTCGTTAAGCGAGGGGTAGAAGCTCAAGCCGAACTTGCAGACTTAGCATTCACTCTTAATACAACAGCAGACGAAGTAGCTAAGTTGAGTCATATTGCAACTATGGCAGACTTACCAATGTCAGCTATAACAGCCACATTCTCAAAATTGACTAAGCAATTAGGCGCAGCAGAAGCAGACGGAATGTCGCCAGCAGGTAAAGCATTCAAAGCACTTGGCATCGACATACACGATTCAAACGGCAAGATGAAAGACACTTTGGTTGTGCAAAAAGAAGTCGCCATCAAAATGAACGAGTATGCAGAAGGCGTGAATAAAGACTTAATCGCACAGGCGCTATTTGGCAAGTCGGCAGTTGAGTTAAAGAAATATATGAAGGAGTTAGCAGACGCAACAGAGGTGACCACCAATGTCACTATTGAGTCAGCAGCAAGAGCACAAGCACTAGATGATGAATGGAAGAAGATGAAGATACAAGCCGAAGAGCTTACTACTTCACTTATCAATAAACTTACTCCCGCATTATTAGATATGACAAGTGGATGGAATGCAGCAGGTTTAGCAGGGATGACTTTTTGGGAAAGAATAAATCACAAGGCAAATATATTTCAATCAGATCAAGAAGCACTTGACGAGCATAAAAAGTCATTAGAGAAATTCACTAAAGAGCGCGAAGAGCTATTAAAGAAACAAGCTAACCTCAGTCCTACTGCTGGTGCATTCGTTGTTGATCAAATGAAAGAACAACTAAAATTGAATGCCGAGTCAATTGCCTTAGAAGAAAAAGAAAACAAATACTACCAAATTAAACTTGGCTTGCAAACTGACATCAACAAGAAAATTGAAGAAGGAAATAAAAAGAAGGAAGAAGGTTCAAACTCAAAAGGTGGTAAGAAAGACGCTCCAAATATAAACAATGCAGCATCAAACTTCACAGACAAGTCGAGTGAAATAGCCAATTCAATAATTGCATTAAGCACAGCCTATGCAAAGTTGAATGATGAAGAAATGAGTAATGTTCAGAAATTAGATTTAGAAATTGCACTTACTGACAAATACAAGACCACAAGTAAAGAGCAAATCGGTATCTTACGCACATTAGCAGAAGCTAAAGATGCAACCGATAGTTCATTAAAGACTAAGAAAGAAAACGATGCAATAGATGCAATGAATGATGGACTGAATAAGTTATTGGTTGCTGACAAAGCATTATCCAATGAACAAAAGGCTCGCTTCGATATGGAGTCGAGTAAATTCAAAGAGGCAGACCAGTCATTAAAAGATCAACTTATCGCAAGAGCAAAATTAGTTGATGCAGTTCAACAACACGCCTACGCAATAGATAAATTAAAAGGGATAGAAGAACAAGTCAATAGCACTACATCGGGACTTGAGTTACAAGTTAAATTCAGAACGCTTGGTAATGACGCATTAAAGAAAGAACAAGACATACTTAAAATCAACTTGGAGTATATGAAGTTGATGAACGATCCAAAATTAAAAGATAACGAAATTGAACGCAATAAGATTATCGCATCGAGAACACAAGCACTTGAAGAAGTAGGCAAGGCGTATGACAAAGTTCAATCACAGGAAGATAATTGGCAGGTAGGTGCAGTATCAGCAGTCAATAAATATGCAGAGAGCTTGACTCACATCGCAACTATGACAGAGAAGGCATTTTCAAATGTGTTCTCAAGTTTGCAAACTTCAATGGAGAAATTTGTTAAGACAGGTAAGTTCGACTTCAACTCATTAGTGCAAGTGATGATTGATGAATTGATCCGCTTACAAGTTGCATCAGCAATGTCGCCAATATTTAGTTTGATGGGGAGAGCGGTAAGTGCGTGGGCGTTTAGTGGCTCTGGCGGTGGTACAGGTGTTGGCACAAGTGGCGCTCCTGTTGGTGGTGGAGATGGCACGACTACTTGGACAGCTAATGGTAATGCCTTTGGTGAAGGTTTAATCCCTTACGCAAATGGCGGCGAATTCACAAACTCAATAGTCAATACTCCTACACCATTCAAGTTCGGCAATGGCTCAGGATTTAATTTAGGTGTTATGGGTGAGGCGGGGCCAGAAGCAGTTATGCCTTTAACAAGAGGGGCAGACGGAAAGTTGGGTGTTCAAGCAAGTGGAGGTGGTGGAGGCGGTACATCAAATAACTTCAATGTCACTATTCAAATGACCAGCAGCAAAGACCCACAAGCAGACGGTGCAGCAGCAGCACAAGCGTTCGTCCAAGCCATAGCACAATCAGAAATAGCCAAGTCATTGCGACCAGGTGGGCAACTGAACAGAATGAATGCGTTAGGAAGATAAAGGAATAAATACTAACTATGCCAACACCAATACTCCCATTAAACGATAGAACAACAAACAACGATTACATCGCAGAAGCAAGTTCATTATCCATCGACTATAGAACACTTACTTCACAATTTGGTGATGGATATGTAATGAATGCAGGTGATGGAGTCAATACGAAGATAGTGACTTGGAATGTTCAATATAACAATCTAACAGAAGCCAACTATACAACGATGATGACTTTCTTAGATACAGTCCAATGCAACACATCCTTCTACGCAACACCGCGAGGTGAATTGCAGCAACTGTGGAGAGTCGTACCGAAGTCATTAAAAGTAACTCATGTCATTAAGAATAATTTAACAAATGAAATTATTCGCCACATCACAGTTCAATTAAGAAAAACTTACGCATAATGTCAACGATACAAAGTAGAGCGCAAGATTTAGGTGGTCATAACTTTGTGGAGCTATTCACGCTTGACTGTACAAGTCTCGTTGGCGGCTCTATCTATCACTTCACTAATTCACTACCACCTGAAACAGGAAATATTTCATTTGGTAATGTTGTGTATTCCTCATACCCAATACAAGCAACAGGGTTCGATATAACTGGTGATGGATCACAAGTCAAGCCGAAAATAACTGTTAGTAATGTGAGCAGAACTTTCGTTGCAGCAATATTATCAATGGGCGATTTAGTTGGAGCCAAACTAACTCGAATCACTACCTTCGCAGAATATTTAGATGGGCAAGCATCAGCAGATTCAAGTCAGCACTTTCCGACAGATGTTTTCTATGTGGAACAAAAAATATCACAAGACAAGGTTGCAATCAGTTGGCAGCTATGTTCAGCCATAGATAGATTAGGTGTTCGCTTACCACGCAGACAAGTAACACGACAAGGCGATAGTCGTTGGGACAATGGCTTTAAGGGAGTTGGCGCAACAAGAGGAAATGGCTACTAATGGAATTATCTGTACGAGCAATTAAACTAATCAACCTCCACGCCAGCGCAGTATTTCCTAACGAATGTTGTGGAGTTATTACAGGTAATGATTATTGCCCAATGGCGAACATTTCAAGTAATACACTTAACTCATTTAAGATTAGTGGTGCTGAATTTATTCGTGTCAATAAGCTGAATAAAGTCCAAGCAGTAATTCACTCACACTGCATAGACCCGAAGTTATCTTTTGATCAAGACCCAAGATGGGCAAGTCATTTAGATATGGAAGGATGGATAGCAAGCGATATTCCTTGGGGCATAGTCGCAACCAATGGAATAAATGTAATGCCGCCACTTTGGTATGACGACACAGTTATTGAGCCGTTAGAAGGCAGAAACTTCGTGCATGGAATAACTGACTGCTATGCAATTATTCGTGATTACTATCGACTTGAACTTGGTATTAAATTAAACAACTACGCAAGAGAAATGAGTTGGTGGAATGCAGGCAAAGACTTGTATTCAGAAAACTTCAATGACGCAGGATTTGTAGAGATAAGTAAAGAAGAAGCAACGACAAACGATTGCTGTCTATTTCAAGTGCGTAGTCCAGTTATCAATCACGCCGCAGTCATTACAGGAAATAACGAAATACTGCATCACCTCTTTCATCGTCTGTCAGGCAAAGACCAATTGCACAAGTGGGAAAGAAATATAACTAAATATGTTAGATACATAGGAAAAGAATAATGGCACTACGCACAATTCATCTTCACGGAATATTTAATGACTTACAACCAACTCCGTTTGAAATGGATGTTGATACCCCTATGATGTTATTGCTTGCCCTACAGTCACAAATTAAAGGGTTTAAAGAGGCGTTCAGACAGACTAAGTTTATTTCATTCGTTAAAGACGAAATATGTATTACAGAAGACACTTTCAAAATGCCGTTTGGTAATGCAAAAGAAATTCATTTAGTACCAGCAGTAGAAGGCAGTGGCGCTGATCCGATTACTTGGACGGTTATTGGTACTTGGGTAGCTCATACACTTGTGGCACTTGCGACTACCTATGCAGTTATGTCGATTGCGAATGAACTTGCCCCAAAACCCGATACATCGAAAGGTGCTGGCCCACAAGCACAATTGCCTTCCTTCCTTTTTAGTGGTGCAGTAAATACAAATACACCTGGCGTACCTGTGCCAATTGTTTATGGCAAGTTTAGAACTGGTTCAGTTGTTATTTCAGTTGGTACTGATTCAGAGCGCATCATACAACCGCCTCCACCATCAGGCTTACAGATAGATGGCACATTTATTGATCCCGTCACTTTCGAAGTATTCGCAAGTCTTCAAGCATACAACAAAGCAAAAGGTATCAGCGGAATTCAATCAGACGGCACTTATGTATCTGGTTCAACTGGACTTGCTTACACAACTAAAGTTGAATGGATCGCAACAGAGACACCAGCTTACAACTTGGCTAATTTAATCAGTGGTCAGTTCCCAGATGGATCATACATATCTGCAACCAACGGAATTTACTATCAAGCATGGTGGGATTATTGGACAGCAGAAGGCGCGTATTCAGGCGGTTAATAGAGAAAACAATGACAACAATTACAAATGACATTAGTGGTGCAAAAGGTAAAGGGCAAGACACGCCACGCACCGCAGTTGAGGCAAAGAATTCACTACAAACAGAAACGACAATCAGTGTAGTTGAACTTATCTCCGAAGGCGAAATTGAAGGGCTTGTGACAGGCGATGCTCGTTCTATCTACTTCAACGACACACCATTACAGAACGCAGACTTATCAAATAATTTTGGTAATGTGATTTACGACTTTAGAGCAGGTCTTGCTTCACAGACATATATGACTGGCTTTCCTGATATTGAATCAGAGGTAATGGTCGGCACAGTGATTTCGTATATGTATATGAACGGGGTTTCTTCATCACAAATTAGTGCAGCGGTCAATTCAGTTAAGTTCGTTATTTCATTCCCTTCAGGACTATCAGAACAAAATACAACCAATGGCGACATAAACGGATCATCTGTTACTTTTCAAGTTGAGCGCCAATTAGAAGGTGCAATTGTATGGGAAGTAGTTAGCACAGAAACAGTTTCAGATAAATCAATGTCCAACCCTGAACTTACTTATAGTCTCGATAGACCTGCTGGTGTCGGCAACTGGTTCTTCCGCATAAAGAGATTGACTGAAGAATCAGTGTCGTCAGCAATACGAAATACTATCGCCTTTGCTCGCTATACACAGATACAAGACATACAAGAAGAATATCCGTTCTCTGCTTATGTGGGAATTAAGATAAACGCGAAGGCAGTTGGTAACTCAGTGCCAGTGCGTAGTTACGACATCAAAGGCGTGAAGATACAAGTCCCTTCTAACTATAATCCAATTACCAGAGTCTATACAGGTATATGGAATGGATTGTTTAATGTTAAGTGGTGTGACAACCCTGCGTGGGTTTTATACGATTTAATTACACACCCTCGTTATGGAATGGGCGATGTTATCACTGCGTCAATGGTTGATAAGTACAGCTTCTATGATGCTGCCGTATATAACGATGCGATGGTTAGTAATGGATCAGGTGGCACTGAACCTCGATACACATTTAACTATGTAATCCAGTCACAAGAAGATGGACTGAAATTGATACAAACTGTCGCTGGGTCGATGCAGGCAATAGTTATGTATTCGAACGGCACTATATGGGTTAAACAAGACAGACCAAGTTCGCCAGTAAAGCTGATCACTAATGCAAATGTAATAGATGGATTATTCAGTTATGTAGGAACTCAAGTACAGAACAGACACACTGTAGCTCGTGTTACTTACAACGACAAGTCAAACAAATATTTAATTGATACAGCAGTTGTAGAAGATGCGGACGGAATAGCTCGTTACGGGTATATGCCCGTTGATATTGCCGCTTATGGTGCAACTACACACGGACAAGCCTTGCGTGTGGGCAAATGGGTCTTAGATACGGAATTACACCAAACAGATACTATGAAGTTCAAAACCAGCTTCAATGGATTTGATTTATTGGTTGGCGATGTAATCAAAGTATTAGACCAAGACTTACTTGGTGCAACATTAGGCGGTAAGATTGTATCTGCGACAGCAATAACAATCACATTAGATAGGCCAGTAACTTTGTCAGGTGCAAGTTCAATTGACTTCGTATTACCCGATGGTACTGTTACAAGTAAAGCCATATCTGTTACGACTGGCACACTAACAGTTCTACCAGTAGCCACTTTAAGTGTTCTACCAAACAATGCAGCCGACTTCATCATCACAACTAATTATGGCCCTGCTCTATGGCGCGTACATACAATTAGACAGACCGCAGTAAATGAAATAGAAGTAAATTGCTTACAGTATGATCCGAACAAATATTCTCGTATTGAAACTGGATATGCGGCTCCGATAAATCCATACAAGGTAATCAACGCAGGCTCAATGCAGCCAGCAACAGGTGTGACGATAACGCCTGAGTATTCAAATACTGGTGAAGCAATTATTAGAAAATTGCGTGTCAGTTGGACTGCATCATCTTCAACTGGTGTAAATAAATATTTAGTTATCTATAGACGCGATAGTGGTACACCAAACACAATTGATAATGTCGTAGGTACAGAGACAACCATCAACTCAGTCACAAGCGGAACTTATCAAGTTTCAGTCATTGCAGTTGGTGCAAATCAAATGCAATCGAGAGCAGTGACAGCAAGTTACATTTTAGACTTGACTGGTACAAATACCTCTACCTTAAATCCAGTAAGCAGTTTGGTATTACAGACAGGTGGTACAACATTTAATATTCAAGATTGTAATGTTCAATGGACTAACCCAACAACCAATGTCGCTTCGTTAGGTGTATTAAAAGATTTTAGATTAGACATTTACAATAACGACACAACCACTTTATTGCGTACAGTTTATCCTGCCGCAGTTGGTGCAGGTGAGGTTCAGAAGTACTCATACACTTTTGCTAATAACAGAAGTGACACAGGAAATAATCCAGCTAGACATTTATTGTTCGTTGTTCGTTGTCGTGATGCGTCCAATAACTTATCTACTTCGACAAGTGTGGTATTCACTAACCCTGCACCAGCCGTCTTAAATAATTTATCAGTAAGCGGAATAATTGGCGGCTTTGTAGTTGAATTCGATCCTGCAACAGATAGCGATGTAGCTGGTTATATGTTGTGGAAATCAACCACAAATGGCTTTACTGCAAATAGTTCAACTTTAGTCTATACAGGTAGTTCAACAAACATACCAATTATGAATGTGAGTGGTGCGACTACTTACTATTTCAAAGCAGCGGCTTATGATAATTATTTTTGGAGTAATTCAAGTATATCAACTCTAAATTTGAGTTCGCAATTCAGTGCCACATCTGTATCTAATCCGTTAGGTGTTCCTATTGTAAGTTCGTTATCACTAACAGGGACAGAAGGTCAAGTTGTTTCATTAACAACTGACGGAAAATTATATCGCTATCATAGTGGCGCTTGGACTGCGGCAGTACCATCAACCGACATAAGTGGAACAATCAGTTCAACACAAATATCGGATATTGTAGCGAGCAAAATCACTGGGTTATTATCTGATTCACAATTAGCTAGTATTAGCTCTACAAAGTTAGTTGGTAATATTGTGGCAAGCCAAGTGGCTAATATATCTGCGCCACAAATTACTGGAACTTTAACCTCCGCACAAATCGCATCTGTAGCAAATACAGCAATCTCAGGAACATTAACTAATGCTCAATTGCAAGGTATAAGTGCGTCAAAGTTAGTTGGCAATATTGTAGCAAGTCAAGTGGCAAATATAGCGTCAGTGCAAATTACTGGCACATTGACAAGTTCGCAAATTGCAAACATCACAGCCGCACAATTGACTGGACAGATAACCACTACACAAATCACACCAAATTCAATTACAACAGCATTATTGGCAGTTGGTTCAGTTACAGCGAACACAATTGCGGCTGGTTCAATAACAAGCAGTCAAATCGCCGCTAATACAATCACTGGAACAAATATTCAGTCTGGTACTATAACGGCAACTAATATTGCTGCCAACAGTATAACGGCATCACAGATTGCGGCTAACACCATTACAAGCGCACAGATAGCCGCAGGCACTATCACTGCATCCAATATTCTTGCGAACACGATTACGGGTGCTCAAATCGCGGCTGCGACTATTACTGGTACACAGATAGCAGGTAGCACCATTACGGGTAACAATATAGTCGCAGGGACAATCACAGCAGGACAAATCGCCGCTAATACAATCACTGGTAATAAATTAGTTGGCGCAACTATCACTGGTAATTTGATTGCGGCGAATACAATTACAGCATCAAGTCTTGTAACCAACTCAATCACCGCAACTCAAATAGCCGCTGGTACTATCACTGCCACACAAATCGCAGCAAGTACAATCACAGGTGATTTGATCGCAGCAAACACAGTAAGCGGCAATATATTACTTGCGAATTCGATGTACGGTAATGTCGTGATGGGTAATACCCTTTATGGTAATACCATCATCGCAGGTACTCTTTCGGGTAATACGATTATTGGGAATACGATTTATGGCAATGCGATTGTAACCAACTCAATCACCGCAAGTCAGATAGCCGCAGGAACAATTACTGCGACTCAAATTGCAGCCAGTTCTATAACCGCATCCCAATTGAATCTGGCTAATGTGGATGGAACTGGAAATATCAGAAGTGGTATGACTGGATATTTAACTGGCTCTGGCTTCTGGTTGGGTACAGTTGGTGGTGTGCCAAAGTTCAGTATCGGAAATTCCGCAGGCAGTTATTTGGCGTGGGATGGAACAAGTTTATTGCTCAACTTTTCAGTACCAGCTTCAAGTGTAACTGGATTGGCAGCGGTAGCCACAACAGGAACATTACCAGCTTCAAGTGTTACAGGGTTGGCTGCGGTGGCAACTGGAGGAACATTATCCTCATATAATGTTTCTGGTTTGTCTTCAACCGCAAGAGATGGTATCGCATTACAAGTTAATGGAGGTGGGACATTCACTGGTGCATTGAGTGCAGCAAGTGGGACATTCGCTGGCACATTAACTGCAAGCGCGATCAATGCAGTTGATACGATCAATATAGCTGGTCAGGCGGTTTCAATTTCAACAGCAGCAGCATCGTCAGCGACAGTTAATTGCGGGGCTTCTCCTACAACTTATGTCAGTTGTGTTATGAATTCTAGTGGTGGTACTGTAACGATCAATGCAAGTATCGCCGGGCAAATTAATACGACTTCTGGTAAATCAGTTTCCGCTTCCTATCTCTCGTATATGAGAGTTCTATGCGATGGTGCGCAAATAGGGAATACGGTTGGTGTAGTAACGGCAACATGGTCTGTAGGTAGTTTTATAGGCTCAGGTTCGTTCTGTTATCAACATACTCCTGGTGCTGGTTCTCATACGTATTCGTTGCAAATGTGGGGTGGTCTTTCAACAACTGCGGCAGCTTATTACGCAACAGGCGGCGGAATTACTTTATTGGAGACAAAACGCTAATGGCAATTTTTATAATTTACGATTCAACAACAGGTCAAATACTTAGAACAGGTTCTTGTTCTGATGGAATGGAATCAATACAAGCTCAAACAGGTGAAGGTGTAATACTAGGAACAGCAGATCAAACAACTCAGTATGTCGATGTGTCGTCGCATAATTTAGTTTCAATACCAGCACAAACAACACTTTCAACTGTTTTTGATTGGAGCAGTCACACATGGATTGAGCCAACTGGAGATGCTTTAACCGTTGCTCAATTAGAGTTATTAAGTAAGTTATCTTCTGAATTTCATAATAGATTGAATAGTGGAATCTCTTACACTTCAGGATCAAATGTATATAACGTGCCAACTGACTCGACTTCTGTTCAAGAGTTTATTAATACCTGGCAATTTCACACAAGTTGGGGCGGGAGCGGAGCTATGTATTTCTATATTAATGGCACTTGGACTGCAACTGTTGGTTCAACAGATATTAACGCGATTGCGATAAATATGATGGATTACTTAAATCAAGTTAGAGGCCAGTATCATACTTACCAAACAGCAATAAACAACGCATACGACACCACAACATTGAACGCGATTGATGTAACTACAGGGTGGCCTACCAATAGTTACTAAGCTAAATAACAATAATAGGAACCACAAATGAGCCATCCATCAACAGTCAATATCTCAATAGTAATTTCAGATACTTTCAGTCAGCAGTATCAACTATCAACTTGTTCTGTATCAACTCCATCAATCAAGCCAACTTCTGTGCTTACTGGTGCAACTACTTTAGGCAATGCAACATATACCCCGATTGATTTAACTGGTGCAACTATAACCAGTCAAATTCGCCGCACAATAGGTTCAGTTGAGACTTTGCTGGCAAGTATAACGGTCAATATAGATAATGCGGTTAATGGGCTTTTTACGCTGTCTATGACACCAACTAACACTTCTCTGTTAAAGATAAATGAAAATGCGAGTGATACTTACTATGTGCAAGTGACAGATAGTAACTTAGTGGTGACGACTTACATAGTTGGTTCAGTTACTTTAATAGGATTATAAAATGACAGATTTAGTTTCGGTCATTACACAACCCCCAATCATTGCAAGTGTAATCGCTCAACCTACTATTGTGGCAAGTGTTGTTCAAACAGGACCACAAGGACTTTCAAGTTTCAATATTACTGAGTTGGTTGTTGGAAACTTTACTGCTAACACAATTAGCGGAAATACAATCAACGGTCATCTAAATAAATTGGGTTGCACAGTTGTAGGCGATGAAAGTTCAGTAGCTATTGGAGGTAATGCATTAGATAGTTATCATCCTACGTTTGGACATTATTCATACAGTGTCGCTATAGGCGGTAGTGCGTTAGCAAGTGCAACAACTGAGTCGAGAAATAACTTAGCTATTGGTAGTAGTAGCTTGCAAGCCACAACAGGTAATCTTAATGTGGCTGTTGGCACTGTCGCATTACAAGGCTTAACCACAGGCAACGAAAACACTTCTATTGGTGGTTATTCTGGTACTGGACTTACTACTGGTTCGCAAAATATCTACATTGGAGTTGGAGCAGTTGCAAAATTATATCTTCCTACGGATATAACTGGCGGGGCTGATACTAACTCTATCGTTATAGGAGCAGGTGCAGCAAGCGATGGATCGAATACAACTGTCATTGGTAATTACAATACAACTCAAACAAGAATATTCGGAACACTGATTGATGGTAATGGTAATCCTGTTGGCGGCAGTGGAGGTGGGACTACTTATACAGCAGGCACAGGCATTAGTATTGCAGGTAATG